ATTAATTTAACTCAAGGAACATCTAATACAACGTATCAAATGACGCGGCCGTATGTTTATCATGCAAAAGGCGTGCAAGATTTAAAAAATTTTGCGGGAAGTAGTTTAGCAAACTTTTTAGAAAATCAAATACAATCTAAATTTATCATAATGAAAGAGGCGATTCCTCAAGAAGACGATTACATTGAAGCCTTAACTAATATTCAAAAATCCAACACAATTGTCGTGAATGCATTTTATGAAAATGACCCAAATAAACAAATTCCGATGCCTATTCGTGAAGTGGTTAACACTGGCGCCCCACCTGAAATCATGGGCGCATTCCAAGTTACCGACCCAACAACACAAACTATTCTTGGCTCTTATGCTAGTAATCTCGGTCGAGATGACACCAGATTGTCTGGGAAAGCAGTTATTGAATCAGCGACACAAGGCAACGCTGCTGCAATGCCTTATGTTGTCGGTTACTTACAAGGCTTAACGCAAATTGGCAATATTATTGTAGATTTAATTCCAAAATATTTAATTGGTAAACGCACAATACCCGTCATGGATAGCAATGGCGATCAGGATTATGTTGAAATTAATATGCAAGGTCGCCCTGTTCTAAATTATAAAGAGCGCGCAATCAAAGTTAATGTTGAAGCAGGTGTTAATTTTCAAGTTCAAAAAAATAAAGCTTTAGAGCAAATTGTAGCTCTTATGCAAGCTAGCCAACAATTCGGACAATTTATGAATAGCCCGCAAGGCTTAAAAATCTTAGTTAAAAACTTAACTATTTACGGGGCTGAGAATTTACAGGAAGCGATTGATCCATATTTGAAAGAACAAGCGGAACAACAACAACAAGCAATGGAAATGCAACAAAAAGCTATGTCACAAAATCCACAAATGCTTAGAGCGCAAGCTGAATTAATGAGGGTACAAACTCAATCAGAACAAAATCAAATAGAAAATCAATTTGAAATTGCACGCATAAGCACCGAAAAACAAGTTGCTGATGCCAAAATATTAGAAGCAGAAGCAAAAGTATCTCAAGCACAAATTGATAGCGCGGTACGATTAGAAGAATCACAAACTAGATTAGAAGTACATGCGCTCGAAACTGCTGGAAAACTTGCAGAAGTTAGGCAACGTGAAGAAGCTCACGGGTTACATGTGCACAAAAGTGTAAAAGAATTATTAAAAGGAATAGAAAATGAGTAAAGATTTAAAAAATTTAATGCAAAGAGGTTTTTCGGGCATGATATACCCGGGTAACATTGATATTTATAATCGACCCTTAGTTGAAAACCCTCAGGGCGGCACTAGCACTGTTTATTCCGTGGATGTTAATTTGGATGGCAATCAGTATTTAATACCCCGAATAACCGATAACGGTAGAATATTATCTGAAAATGAAGCTGTAGAGCATTTTAAAAAAAACGGCAAACATTTTGGTATATTTGAAAGCCCTGAAGCATCTACACTGCATGCAGAATATCTCCACAACCAACAAAAGTCTTTTTATAATTTATAAGGATATAAAATGAAGAAATACAAAATTACAGAACACCATATAACACAACCTGGTAGCGTAGAAAAAATGAAGCACGATGGTTACACTCGAAGCGAGATTATGCAAACCATGTATAAAGTAACAGATGGGGCTAATAAAAAAGAGCGTAACAGTATTGTTTCAGAATTATTTAGAAAAGAATAATGAGCACGTTTTTTAAAGATGAAAGTGAAAGCAATATGGTTTTGCCTCGGGTCACTTCAATACATCCCGTTCAAAACTGGTGGATATATAAATCAAATAATATGTTTGACCGCGCAATAGCATTAGTTATATTTGATTATTTTGAACTGGAAATGGAAGTCATTGAGCAGTCAACCGCTTTAATAGGCGTGTCTGACTTGGGCCTTCCATCAATGGTTGAAATTTTAAACGAAAAGCGTGATTATATATATTCTGAAACTTATCCCGGGAATTAATCATGAAAAAAAAATCATCTGCAAAACATATGGATGTAGCACAAGACAAAAAACTTATTTCTAAAATAATTAAAAAGTCTGAAAAGAAAGACGTTAAAGAAGATAAGTCCATGATGAAAAAAATGATGAAAAAAAAATGCAAATGAAACTAAAAAAATCTTAAGTTATATAATTATTATAATCATATGTAATATGTTTTTAGTGCTCTAATCTTTAACAATTAGGGCACAATTAAGGAGTTTTTTAATGCCATTAAAACCAGGGAAAAGCCAACACACAATTGGTAAAAATATTAAAGAGTTAGAAGCAACAGGCAAATACCCAAAAAAACAAGCTATTGCAATTGCTCTTTCTAGTGCGGGTAAAAGTAAGAAAAAAAAGAAAAAATGATTACAGAAAAAGCTTATGATGAGACTTTGAAAAAATGTGAAGATTTAACGTTTTTAAACAAATATCATATTTTTTTACGTGAAACAGAATATAGAATTTTATTAATATTATGTGGCCACACACGGCATGGCAAAAAATACCCGCACGACATCACGGAAGTATTGAAAGAATATTTTAATCAGTATGGCAATGACACGCATGTTAAAAATATACATTTTCTTATTGAAGCAGCTTTGAAAAAAATTATCTATTCTGAGGCATTTAATTGCCTTTAACTAATTGTAAAATATTTTGATATTATCAGTTAATGCTTGACACAAATTGCTCTATAAGTAAATAATTAAGGTATTACGTCCCCACACGGCAGCCTGGGCGCGACTTTACAGCGTAATGTATTGAATCACGGTGACACCGAACATAAGTCAACAAGAGGGTTTTATGGAAGAAGTACAAGATATTGAAAATGTAAATCCTGATGTTCAAGAGCAAGAAGTTGTTCCCGATGATGAAATGCAAGTACCCAGGTACAACAAAATACAGGTTGCTGATGTAGTTAAACGGGAAAAACAAAAAGCTTATGAAAAAGGGAGATTAGCGGCAATGCAAGAATTACAAGCTCAACAAGATCAATCACAAGGTCAGCAAGCGCAAGCTCCATCGAGCCTTGGTGGAATGCAGCAAATGTCAAATGCTGATATTGAGCGAATGATTCAAGAAAAAGCAACACAAGCAACTCAAGAACATATACAACAACAATTGGCTGAATTAAAACAAAAGCAAATGGTTGATGGTTTTGTTCAAAAAATGCAAGTCGCTGAACAACAATATCCAGGACTCGAACAAGAGTTAAATCAACTTAATTATAATGATCCAAGAATTCATTCATTCATCGGTATGGTAAATGACATGGAAAATACTGGGGAAATTATGAAAGAGGTTCTTGATAATCCGCACAAATTGTCACAAATTTTATCGGATATTCAAAACCAACCTTATCTTGCTATGAAAAACCTCCAGAAGTTATCTGGAAGTATCAAGCAAAACCAGGCTGCTAAAGTTGAAGAAACTCAGGCAAGAGATCCGTACTCACAATTAAAACCCTCACCGAATGCTGGAATGGATAACGGTGATATGTCAGTAAGTGATTTTAGAAAGATGTTTAGAAACTAAATAACTGTCCGTTGTCCTTCCAGTTAGAGATTTTTTTAACTGGAGAGACTTAAATGCCTACACCTAACAATTTATTGCAAACCGTACAGACCTACCAAAAGGCTGAATTAGCCTGGCTATTAAATAGCTTTGTTGGGATTTCAATGGCCAACAAAAAGTTCAAAGATTTTAATACTTCTGCTCCAAGCAACTTGGGCGACACTGTAACTTTTGATACCACTCCACGATACATCAGTTATCCTGGTCTTATTATTACTCAACAGCCCTCAGTTCAACGTGTGCAATCATTAATTTGTTCACAAGCAGCGAATATTGCAGCCGGTTATACTGATCAACAGTTTATCTTTAACGTTCGTGATTACATGGATCGTTTTGGTATGGCAGCAATGAAAGAATTAGGTTCTATCGTCGAATCCGATATTCTTCAAAACTTTGTGTCTGGCGTTACAGTTAATGATCAACAAAATCCAGCTTTTGGTACTACCCAATATCAATCTGGTCCTTTCCGTTTTTACGGCGATGGCATAACTCCAATTAACAGTTTTACTCAATTGGCTCAATCAGTAGCTAACTTTGAAGACTTTGGTGCTGCTACTCATAAAATGATGGGCATTTTGCCAGTCAGCAACATTCCTGCAATCGTTGGAAGTGGTTTAAACCAATTCGCAATTGATCGAAATAATGAATTAGCTTATAACTGGATGCTAGGTAAATTTGCTAATGCTGATTGGTGTGAGTCAAACTTATTACCTGTACACGTATCAGGTTCTATTGCTGAGCAAGCAGCTCCAAACAATGTCATGACGGTTACAGCGGTAAGTGATCCTACCGGTCAAAACATACTTGCAATTACATTTGCTACAACTGTAAATAGTGATGTAAATGCTGTTAAAGCTGGTGACTTATTCCAGTTCAATGACGGCGTTCCTGGATTCCCTAACCTTCGTTTCTTGACCTTTATTGGACATAAGCCAACTAGCCAACCTGTACAATTCCGCGCTATTGCTGATGCGGCGACCGATGGCGGTGGTGCTGTTACAGTACAACTACAAACCATCAATGATGTTGGTCTAGTTTCGGCAGGCAATCAAGTACAAAATATCACATCTGCGGTTCAAGTTGGAATGAAGGTTACTCCTGTTCCAAGTCATCGCGCTGGTGTTTTGATGTCCGGAGACCAGTTCTACTTAGCTATGCCACGTCTACCAGACGAATCCCCATTCACCACTGTCACAAGTGTTGATAGTGATTCAGGTGCATCAATTCGTCATTATTACGGTTCTCAATTTGGCCTCAACAATAGAGCATACGTACGCGACTGTATCTGGGGATCGACTTTAGTAGCTGAAAACTCACTTCGTTATTGCTTCCCGTTATAAAGATAGGGCGACATTAGTCGCCTTGTTCTAACTTTTTAAAGGAAAAATATCATGGCAAATTATAGATCTTATGCTCAGGCACCAACTCCGTACGTATATGGTTTGGGTTTAGCAAACAATGCAACAACTCCTACTACTGCTTTAGATGTTGCTGTAGGAAGTATTTTAGATTCAACTAAAACTTTCCAAATGAATTTAGCGGATGCTTTAGTTGTTAATGCGGCAAATGTCGGTGTTAACGGTTTAGACACGGGCGCTTTAGCTGCTAGTACTGTTTATTATGTTTATTTAATTGCCGGCACATCTTCTGGAAATGTTCCTGCTGG